TCGGATGCCCGGCTTGGCCCGGTATCCCTCTTCATGCATACGGCCATAAAATCCGGTGGCGGATGGGCGGGTATGGAGCGGACGCCCCCAGCCTATGGCTTGCCCCGGTAGTCTAAAGGTGTCGTAGGTGTCGGTTATTGATTCAACCAACTCACCCCCACCCCGTCCGCTACGGCCAAAAACTGTCCGTGCGTTGGTTTTGGCGCGTTCTACGATAGGCTTGGCTCCGTGTGATAATACCCGTTTGTGCATTTCTTCATCTGTAACTTTTTCGGCTATACCGTCCAGAACTTCCGCCAATTCGTTGAAACCATTTTCCAAATGTCCATCGTACTCAAACCACTCGTCTCTCTGGCGTGTAGCCCGTCGCGCCATTACTCTTTAGACTCGACCGACGGCTCATTTGCGGGTACGGTGTAGGACATTTCGTCGCCGCTTAAAAATGCAGTGATTTCTTCAAGGACGGTAGAGGCCTGCTTTATGGTGTCAAATTGCCCAATGCTCGTACCGTCTACACCCACAGAATATTTAAATGTGTTGTCGGGGGGTGGCTCTATCCTCCCGATGTCATAGACTTGACGCGCCCCACAAGTAAAAACTTGATGCCCGTCTTGGCTGGTAATCGTTTTATAGCCCATCATTTCTTTGTCTTTCTTCACAGTTTATACCTCCCATCACAAATTCCCGCGCTATGGAAAAGTCAAAAGATGTACATATAACCTTTGTGTCCTCATACCATATAGTGGCGGTTGTAAAATTTATTTTTTTGCGCAATAATGCGATTTTTAATGCATCAAGGGTTTTGTCCCATTCATCCTTTGTGAAGTACTCAACCCTCACCCGCGTAACTTCCCGCCATATGCGTCCGCTGGCGAGGCTGTAGCTTGTGCCCAGCTCTTGGAACACGATATAGGGAAAAGTGTCAAGGTTGGCCTCATAGTGGGATACGGTAATGCCAACTTCCATAAGGATATTGTAGAGGTCTTTTAGCGTCATAGCGCATCATCCTCCAGCCCGTATGTTGTCGTTACCTTTTCCAGCGTGATATAGGTTACAGCTACACCCTTTTCTACGGTGGTAAATGTGCGTCCAACATCGTATTGAGTGCCGCCCAGAATAACCACATGTTTATTGCCAATGGTTTTATCCTCATGGATACGAACTCGCTTTTCAATTGATGTGCCCTCTTGCTTGGCGGTGTAATACTCATTTACGGTAAAACTGACCTCGCCGTAAAAGGCATCCCGGTAATGCTCCAGCACTTTCAAGGCCATCCCGGTCGCACTTTTGGCGGGTTTTTTCATGTAGATTTTTAATTTTCCGTCATTCAACATTGTAATCACCCGCCAAGCATAGGGCATTTCTTAGGCTTTCATATGCGGCTACATACTTTTCGCTTATGTCAGCAAAACCAAAATAGCCCTTGCCATAGAGAATCACGGCTTGCAAAATGAGCGGGTCATCGTCTGGAAATTTGACGATACCCGCCCTTTGTAAATCCTTTTTACAAGCCGCGATAAGATTTGCTATTTCTGTGTCAAAGTCATCGCCCATTATGCGTAGGGCAAGCCTTACATCATCAATCATGCTGTTGTGTGTGTTGGCAAGCTAAGGGACAGGCCGCCTGCTCCCCCATTCCCGCCGCCTTTGGATAAAAGCACAAGGGAATTTTCATCAACAACCCGACCGTCTGTAAGCATAACTGCCCTTGTAACCCAATCGTCGGTATCGGTATCCTGATACCGCTTGATACCCATGTTTAAGTTGGTGTTAAGCACATAATCACGGAAGTTAAATAAAAAGGCGAAAGGCGTACCAGCTGGAAGACTAGGGGTGTATGATGGCAGATAATCACACAGTACAACGGAACGGCCTAAAATTGTACGCTCTGGCCTGTTAGTGACGCCTCCAAAGTTTACGCGGCCTATAGGCTGGCCTGTGGCATCAACAAGCCCGGCGAACGTCATGAAGGTCTTTTTAGTCATGCACCATCTTGTGTTACGCTCATATGCCATGGGCAAGGCGGACTCTGCGGCAACGAGGTCTTGGTATGACGGAGTTACCACTTCTATAAGTTGCCCTGTAGCCGGAGCAACCGTTAAAATGCCTTTAGGCTGTCCTATGCCAGAGCCATTGATTATGGCATTTTCCACGGCAATGGTCATAGCTTCAACTACGTTTTCAATTAGGCGGGCCTCAAAAATGGGCATCGCCATGGTGTCAACTTCAAGCGTGACAGCCACGGCACAGCGTAATTTGTGATAGGCGAAAATAATTTCTCCTGTAGTTTTCTTTTGCTTATCGCTTCCCTCACCCTCTGCAACCCATGTAGCCACGGGTTTTACACTTGATGTAGGAATGCGCAACCCGCCCTTAAAAGAAGTGCGCGTTACAAGCGGTAGAATCATCCCATTGCTTTCCATTTTTTCGATGATTCGATTAAGAACGGGCGTAGGGATTACGGAGCCTACATCTGTTGTGTGGGTAATTTCTCCGGCTCTAAATTCTTCCGGAATCGGAGTCCCCTTCAAAGCGTGGCGCATAAACGCCCGGCGATATTCCATGCTGCTGTACGGGTCGTCCGCATCTTCTGCATTGTTTTTAGGCTCGGCGGATAGGCGGCTTAGAATTTTCGCGCTGCCGCCTGCTTCCTCGGTGCGGCCCTCGGCCAATGAATCAAGTAGGGCAGTACGTTTTTGGGCGGCTTCAAGTAAAGCCTTGCGCTCTGCCTTTAATCTGTCAACCTCGTCCGTAAGGGCTTTTAATTCCTCGGCGGAAATTTCCGCGCCCCTTTCTTCAAGCTCGGCACCTATGGCAGCAAGCCTTTGTTCTATTTCTTTCCCTCGGTTCATGTCTCATACCTCCAATTTGATTTTTAATGCCAATAACTTTGCTTCCAGCCCTAGCCGCTCCGACTGCCTTAGCGCGTAGCTCCTACGCTCCAAGTCGCGGGCTGTTATTTCGGTATCGCCGTTGGCGGGTATGCTAACAGCTGATACGTCATACACTTTTTTGATTTTGCTGATTGTCCATGTGCGGGTATCGCGATTGTATGTTTCTTCTGCGATGGTGAACGCCCAGGACATCTTTGTAATAAGCCCCGCGCCTATGGCCTCATGCATCCGGCGGGCATCCTCTGTTTTTGATAAATCCGCATATACAAAAAGACCCCTGTCGTCGGCCTCAATACCCAATGTGCCGTTGGATTGACGGGCAAAGACCATGCCGCTATGGTCATATTGAAAAATGACGTCGGACATATCCGCGTCATTTAATGCATCCGGGGCTATATGCTCAAAAAACTGAACGCCATCCCGCTCGAATAACAGGTATGGCGCAAAAGTGGTGGCGTAGCCCTCTACATAGTGGCTACTTTCTATTCGTTTTTCCGTAGTCGTAGCCAATAACGGCGAATAATAGCGGTATAACCGCTCCTTACGAATCGGCATTTTCTTCACCCCCTGCAATTTCCTCTGTTGGTGCGGCTTTCGGGTCGGGTGCGTGCAGCTTATCTATTTGTGAATATTCTTTTCTGATATAGAATTTATCCCCGCCCTCTACGTGCTTCCAGCCCCACATATCCGCAACCATATGTTGATTCATAAGCCCACGGTCAAAAAATTGCGTTGATAACTGCATCTTCGTTTGATTGCTGGCATACTGCAAATTGTTCATGAAGAATGTAATTTTATTATCAAAGGCAAGCTCCCGGGCCGTGAAGGTCATATTTGACATGGCGAGCGATAACTGGAGAGCAAAAGGCGCGATTTTTCCTTCATAGTATGCATTCCATTCATCTTCTGTATATTTATTTTGAAGGATTGCTTCGTTTATTCCAAAGTAGCTGTATACATTTTCCGTAATTTGCTTCATTTGTGCCGGGTTTACTAAAAATGGTTTGCTTTCTATCGGTTTGATTTCCGCTATCTTGGCATCGTATAGAATCATGCCGCTTTGATTTTCTCCGGATAGATTTTCCGCCGTAAAGCTTTCACGCATTTTCTTGATATCCTCCGGCTTAATGGCATTTGAAAGCCGCGCCAGAAATCGAATCACGGCGGAATTTTTCACGCCGTTTATTATGCCTTGATTTTGTGCATGTATGGCTTGCATAGTTGGCCTTAGGGCTGAATTGTCTGAGCCGAAAAAATCATCCTCGAATTGAAATTGCGTAAGCATCCCTGCACGGGCAAGCTCAATGGCAGCCCGCTCCCCGCTGTTAAATGTGTAGCGCAAATACGCCACGCCATCCACGTCCATAACTTCGCAGTTCATCGGTAGAAGCGGATAATACCCTGTGATTGCTCCAAAATCGTCCTCAATTGGTACGATGAAAGCATTATTTTTTATAGAGAATATGGTGGCAATTCGATAAAGAAACTGGCTGGTATTCATAAATGGATTTGGACGAAATTGTAGCGTGTTGGTCAAGTTGGCATACGCAGAGCCGTTGATTTCCGGTTTGAGTTTGCTACAGGCTGTGGCAAAAGAGTGTATGACAGCGCGGGTAAGCTCCATTTCATACAGTCCGCCCTCATACGTAGTAAACACAGGTGAATACGCTGTAAACGCTTTGAAATATTGCTGTACTTCCGCTTCCCGCGCTCCCCGATTGCCGAAAATTTTATTGAATAGACCCACGTTATCAACTCCAAAAAGAAACACACCCGGCTAATTGGGTGTGCTTCTGTACTATTCGTCGGCATCTTGCCATATATAACCGCCTGCGGCTCTGGCTTTTCCTCGACAACAACTATTAATACTTTTGTTGCTAATGCCCATTTGCCTACCCGCTTCATGCTGGCTTTCGTATGTCCTTATAAATATCCCGTCCATTGAAAACATATTGACTCTTTTTTTGGTTTTTGCAATGACTTTAGGTATTACTTTTGTGTAATCTCGCTTCTTTGCCGTTCTGTAATGCAGATTTTTGTATGTTTTGTTGTATTGTTCCGTACACCACTCAAGATTATCCACATTGTTATTTTGTTTGCATTCATCCTTATGGTTGATTTGCGGTAAGCTTTTCGGATTTTCTAAAAATGCTAATGCAACAAGTCGATGTACTTTGTACTTTTTCTTTTTGCTTTTAGCGCATAGCTCAACCCTAAAATACCCGTCCTTGTCCTCTTGGGGCTTCAAAAGGCGATTCTTTGCACCCGGCTTGCTTAGATACGGTTTAATATTTTTAATGCGCCCTAGATTCGACACGGCGTAATTTTCATATCCGGGGATTTCACGCCACACCTCACCGTCCAAGTCAAAAGGCGGTTCTTCGCCCCTTGTTGCTGTCGCGCTCATAATTTTGCCACTTTTCGGCCTGCGGCCTTTGCTGCCTTTACGCCTTGCATATATCCAAATGCAAAGCTATTCACTATTATAGCAAGTGTACCCTCACTGTTATTTTTAATTTCTTCCATCTGCCCCCAGCTCATAGAGTAGTGGTTATTTATGGCTCCTTGGGTATCCTGAATTTTCTGCATTAGATTTTTCATTAAAAAAACCTCCTTCAAAATTTTTGGTTGAAAGAGATTCCCCGATGGAGTATAATTCTCCATGAGGGAAACCTCGTGTTGAAACGCTCGTAGCTGTCCAAGGCTTTTAAACGGGCGTTTCTTTTTGTTTTTTTAAAAGCAGATGAATCCCGTTGCGTATTGCTTCACCTCTCGAAACGTTGTTTTCCTCACAGTATAGATGTAAGCGTTTTTCCGTTTCAACATCAAGGCGTATTGAATACTGTACCGTTTTTGGCTTTTCTGCTTTCGGTCTTCCTGTTCTTGGCGATTTAATCACCCCCCTTGTATATTTTTGTATAATCGTTATAATGGCTCTAAGCGAGTGGCGCGGTGGCAAGTTCCGCGCCTGTTTGTTTTTTTCTCTGATTATTTGTTAATCAGAGTTTTTGTTTTTTCCTCGGTCATCTTCAAGAAGTTCATCAAGCTCTTTTTCTATTTCTTCTTTTGTGTTGTTTGCTCTGACGATTTTTTTAACCATTTTGATGATGGACCTAAATTGATAATCTGTCATAACAGCTTCCACCAGTATCACCCTCCTAGATGCTTGCCCACCGAATTTGTTAAGGTGTTCGCCTTAACTGTGAAGATTATAATTTATGGGTTGCATAAAGTCAAGAGGGTTTTAAAAATATTTTTATTCACTATTTTTCAAGTAATCGCCTATTTCTGCAAAGTATTTTTGACGCACAGTCATAGCACATATAGCGGCTACAAAGCCATCTATTCGCGCCCGCTGCTCAATTTTTACCGGCCTGACTTTTCGGGTTTCCATGTTTTGTTTTAGGGCTACATTAAGGAAGTGTCCACGCAAAAGTGTGTTTCCCGGAATATGGAAGTCGCCATCTTTTATTACTCCTTCAAATTCTCGGATAACAGGGGTTAGATTCTCTCCCATAAACACATCATCCATTTGAAATCCACAATCTTCCATTTCCCCTACAAGATATTGTGCGCTATAGCGGTCGTATCCCACCTTGAGTACATATAAATCATATTGCTCACGCAAGCCTACAAACCATTCAGACACGTCACGATAGTTTACATAGTTTTCCCCGCTTAACTTGACGATGCCTTTTTTCACAAACATATCATAGGGCACTTTGTCCAGTTGAATGCCACGTTCCAGCCTGTTTGCCGGTAGGAAGAACTGGCAGAAAGCATATAGCTTTCCATCACACTCAATTACAACGGTAGCGGCGGTAAGGTCTGTGGTTTGTGACAGGTCTATACCGCCCACGGCGTAACACCCTGCAAAATCCGCAAGGGTTAAGCCCTCTGTGGTTGCCTTTTCCAATGCGATGCGGTCAAGCCATGCAACAGAACTATTCTGTTTTATGTTGCAGTATTTTGTTAAGAATTCAGCTTTTTTTGATAGGGAGTTTTTTGCTTTGATGATTTCTTTTTTGAAAAATTCCTCAAATACTGATACTCCCATATTGGGGTTAGCTTTTTTTAATTCTTCTATATCGTCCCATTTATTTACATCATCAATAACATACAGAAATGGTAAAAAATCCTTTTCCTCACTTGTGCCCTCTAAAAAGCGCGTAGCTCTTAGAAACAACTCATCATAAATGCTGTCATCTTCATATCCGGCTGTAGAAATGCTAAAAATAATCGGCTGGAGCCTTGCGCCCACAGCCGATGCCATAACCTCATATTGTTTTAAGCCCCCGTCACCTCTCCAGCTTGACATTTCATCATTAATAGTCAATTCTGGATTAAAGCCGTCAGATTTTTTAAAATTAAATGCAAGCGGTTTTATTATGGTGTTAGTTTCGGACACATAAATATCACTACGACGCTTACGGGAAATTTCGTCAAGCTCATCCTCTTTTTGAATCATTTGATAAAAATTATCGTACACAATTTTAGCTTGGTCTAATTTTGGTGCGAGGCAATATATTTCTGACCCATATTCGCCATCTAAGTACGCGATATAGGCCATTACAGCACTTGCAAACAATGTCTTTCCGTTTTTCCGTGCCACTACCTCAAAAACTTCGCGAAATATGCGCAAGCCGCTCTCGTTTACAATTCCAAACATAATAGACACTTTAGCTTTTTGCCAAAGTTCCAATTTTAAGAGGTCGTCCCGTCCCTTCGAGTGGTGACAAAGGTTTTCTATAAACTCAATGGCGGTATTTGCCTTTTTCTCATCAAGGAGGTATTCCCCGCTTTCTATACCGCTTACGATAATGTTGTAAAGTGCCTTAATCCATTTGCCCGCTACAATCTCCCCACTTTGAATCTTTGCGCGATACTCATAGATGTAATTCTGCATTATGATTTACGCCGCAATGCTTCAAGCTTGCTGTTTTTTCTGGCCTCTGGCGGGGCAAGGTCGGCCAGCTGTTTTATTATCGTGGTTTGGTTGCGGGTCATGGAGATGTAAATTTCGACTTCCGCGCTTTGCTTGATGCCAAATTGGTTCGCGCCGTTTTTGTACTCCTGTGTGTAGCCCTCGACATTGATGATTTCCTGTAATTCATCCATCGTGACGGCGTTAAAGGCGGCAGCTTTTATCAGGGATTGGACGGTGGCCAATTTATTTTTGTCCAAACATTTGAAAACGCGGTTAAGTCGGGTTATCTCTTTTTTTATCTTTTGCTCTTTCGTCAAATCTTTCTTTGTGGCCATAAGTCCGCGCTCCTTTCGAGGTTTTCCAGTTCATTCCAGTATCAAAAATTCCGCTGCGGCGGATACCACACCCCCCACGCGCACCACGCAGGGTTTTATTATCCAGGCGGCTCGGTGCTCGGGCCGCACATGGGGGCGGCGAAATGGGGGGCGATTATGATTTGGCCGGCGTCGGTGAAGGTGTAGCCCCGCGCCGCTTCCCGTTCCGCCGCCCGCCCGTGGTGCTCGCAGTTGTGGCAGTCTTGACAAACTGCTTCAAGGTTGGCGGCGGCAAGGGTGGTGTATGTGTCATTGATATTGTCCGGAGTTAAATGTATTTTGTGATGAACTATTTTGGCTATTCCCCCACAACGCTCACAAATCCCATGAACCGATTTTAGATAGCTTTTTCTGCAATCTTTCCAAGTTTTGCTCTTATAGAATTTTTCTGCCCAAAGTTTCATTTTTCGTTTATTTGCGAAAAATTCAAAATTTCCATCTGGCCGGTGAGGTGGTAGGATACGGCCATGCGGTCAAATTCCGCCTGCCCTCTTTCCTGTTTGACTGTTATTGAAAATGCTTCATCTGTGTCTAAAAGCTCCATTATTTTGCTAAATACCCCGTTAAATGCAAAATCTGCCTTGTCGTTAGTGACATTTATATGAAACTGGTCGCGCTGGCGGTTTATATCCAAAGTGGTATATTCAGCAAATACAAGGTCTCCAGCGGTAAAGTGCATTATTAGTGTAGTCATGGTAAACCCCTTCCCGGCACAATAGATAAGCCCTGCGCGGGTGGCGCAAGGCTTTTTGGTGTGGTGTTCCACGGTATCATTATAAAACATGAAAATCGAACAAAACGCACAAATTAAAAATTTTTTAGATTTCCGCAAAATATCGTGTGACTGCCATTCTTGCGCGGGCTTCGTTTGGATATCCGTATACCCGCCGTGATGTAGTTGCCCATGAAAATCCCTGTATATAGCGATAATCAATTATGCGGCGTATGTCGCTGCGTGGTACGGTGCTTATAAATTCCTCAATGATTATAAGTTTATCCTGTAGGCGAGTTGCCCGCTCCCTTAAAACTTCTTTTAGTTTATCGTATTTGATTTTGCTACGCTGGTCTAGCCCCGTAATTGTAAATATGCACTCGCGGGCAGTTATATCGTGACTTGACCCCCTCACCGAATCGGATACGATATTTTGTGGCTTACTTTGGAGAATTTCCAGCCGCTGGGTGATTCGCTTGACCTCATTTTGTAGTTGGCGATATTGCTCTAAATCTTTGATAGTCATATGCCCACCTCTCCCCTACACCCGCGCATTCCATGCTTTTAGTGCTGCATCTCGACCGCCGTAAAAATGGGCGTAAAGTGGTGTAAACACTTTGCACCCGCTACATGATATTCGCCATGATGCCATGCCACTGCCGGTGCTGTCTGATTGGTCAATCGCCTTTTCCCCACAAAACGGGCAAGGCTTCAATTCTTGTACCGTTGGATTTAATGAATCTATTTCCGGTTTTTTGACTTTTTCCCGACGTTTCTTCACATTATCTGGAGTAAGTGTTGCGCCGATTTTGTGCTCCTTCAAGGCTTCTGCTTGCTGGCCGTTGTCAAGCCGTGATGCTTCGTAGGCGGTGGTAATATTTATATTGCCCTTCTTGAATTCGGTTGTAAGCTCCGGGGCAAGGTTTTTATTTATACTTTCGTAACGGGCAATTTGTGAAGCTGACACGCCCAAAAGTCCGGCTATGATTTCCCTCTTTTTTCCGGTGAATTTATATCCTTCGTTTTTAAGCTCGGTTAAAAGCTCCTTTAGCCGTTGTGCTTGGCGGGACAGCTCATAATCCGAAAGCCTCCGTGCCGTGGAATTGGCAAAAATGAGCTGCAATTCCGCTTGAATATCGTCTATGGATTTTATAATTTTACAGGGCACACGCTGGAAGCCCTCTTTACCTTCCGATACAAGCTCTGTTATGGCTTTGTGCCGCCTGTGCCCGCTGATTAGCTCATAGCTTGTATAACCATGTGTGCTATTTTCCGGCATTTGGCGTACAAGTAAATTTTGTTGTAGCCCTATAAGCTCTATGCTGGCCTTTAATTCCGCGACGTCATCAACGGAATAATTATTGAATTCCGATGGCAGTATCTGCTCTATGTGTATATGCTCTATTTTGAAAGCGAGAGCATCATCCTCGCCCTCTTTTTTTGAGTGCTCATTCATAAGCTGACTAACGTTGAATTTACCGGGCATTGCTATCCCTCCTATCTGAAAAATGTCCGAAACTGGCACTTTTACACTGCTAAATATTCCGCTACGAGTTTTATATAATCCTTGGCCGCTGTTGAATTTTTGGCGTAATCCAGAATAGGCTTGCCGCAAAATGTGGTTTCGTCAATTTTTACGGTCTTGCGAATCCCTGTGCGAAATACAGGATAATCTGTTTCATTTTCCAGCCATGCAGCACCCTGCATATTCACATTATGGCGGGTTTCCATTGTGATGAAGCACCCGGCAAGGCGTAGGGCCGGGTTAAATTCCCACATATCCTCTATTTGTTCTGCAAGTTGCTTTAGGCCATCAAAGGCGAATTTATCTACTTTTATTGGCACTAAAACATCATCGGAAGCTACAAGGGCGTTAATGACGCTCATGTTAATATCCGGTGCATTGTCAATGATGCAGTAATCGTAATGAGAAGAAATCATTTGTAAAAACTTATTAAGGCGCGTTTGCTGTGGACGGCTCATGTCAAGCAATACTTCTTTATTTGCACTTAAAAGGCTCATGTTTGCGGTTATAACGTGCAAGCCCGTATATTCCGTTTCGTAGATAAATTCAGATACAAGCCTTTTACCGTCTAACCGTTCTGTCATAACTTCCGCCATTCCGATAACGTCATCGCCGTGTAATCCAAAGAATTTAGATACATTGCCTTGCTTGTCGTTGTCTATGAGTAGCACCCGTTTACTGTGTACCGCTGTAAGAACGTGGGCTATGTTGATTGCGGAAATGGTTTTACCTACGCCGCCTTTAAGATTAATAATGCTAATTACTTTCATGGCTTGCCCCCTGTTCTCGGAACTGTGCCGATATATTTTATAAATGACGGAAGAATTACTACCCCTTCCTTAAATTGATTTTTGATATTTTCTCGGTGCTGGTTCAAGTCTTCATCATTCACAACTTCGCATATGCTAAAGATGTGAATATGCTTTATCCGCTCGGTATCGGTATGCATCGCTACAGATGATGATGCCGGAAAACGCATAGGCGGTGGTGGTGCCACTTCCGTTGTTTTTGTATCTCTCTTTTTCCAAAATGACATATTATTTACCTACCGTTCCCAAAGAATCAACTAGGTCTGCTACGGCTCCATGTTCAGCATTGCTTATGCTTGCATTTCTTTCTGATTCAGGCAACCTTCCGAACGCATCTACTTCCTCTTCAATGTCCGTTAATTTCATTTGCATTTGCGGAATTTCCGCAAGTGTGAAGCGGCCACTTTCTTTGTCAAATTTTAACTCTAAGGTTTTCTTTGAAAAGGTGGCTTTGGCTTCTGTACGTTTTTTGAGGGTTAGCGTTACTTTGCTTTCAATTTGTGGCGTCCTAAAATATTTTGTTGTTGTTTCCTCTTCCCCGCTTTCATTTTGCACATATACCTCCTGTGTACTATCGCACAATTCAATTGATATTTTCGCGCTTATTTCCCCGCCCTCAAAATTACCCTCGTAAAGCTCATAAAGGCACTTTTTTATCCTGTGGTTAAGATGTGCGTTAAAATCTTCGAATGCTTCACTTTGTGCAGTTAGTTCAAATTCCATTGTATTCATTCGCTGCTTCGCTCCTTTCGTTTCCTCTGTGTGGGCTTTCGCATCATGCGGGCATAGATGTACGCCCCACTTACATATTGACTAAATTTAATTTTTACCCCGCCCGCTGGTATTGTGTGATTACTATAATACTCTTCCAGCACTTGACGGACGACGTTTTCATTTGTGGCAAGCTCCATCGCCCGTTTTTTAGACATCCTGTAATTTGTGCCGGGTAGTCTATACTCGGAGCAGACTATATCTGGCTGGGTTAGATTTGTGCTGTTGGCGTAGGTCTTTTGACCTTTGCGGTTTTTTCTTTTGGTTTCTGGCTTGGCTATGTATCTGGCAAGCCCCTCTAATCCGTAGTCGTCCGATTCCAGCCGCCGTGACTGTAGACGGAAGCCCTTTGTCCAAAATTTTTCTGCAATATCACGGTCTCTGAAATTCATAATAATATGGTGATGGGCGTAGGTTTCGCCGGTTTCTTCGTTTACAGCCCATTCCGTGACATAGATATATTTCAGGTCTGGCAACCCATTTTTTTTGATGTAGCCCCGCAGCCTCCTAATATAATTTTGTATATCCTTTTGCGCGTCCTTGGCATCGGCAGGGGTATGTTCATGGCGATAATCGAATGTACACCAGATATCTTTATTGGTGAAATTGGCATGTACAAGGCGCGAAACATGCTTGCGAGTATTTTCACGATTGAGATTTTTCTGCACGGCGCGGGTAGGGTTTCCAGTCTTTGTCCTTATTTCAGCCGCCTTGTTTTCTCTCCATACCGGGTATATTTCAACCTCCAGCACATCACCGGCGCGGACGAGCTTGGCCCGGTATCTAAAAATATCCTTGTGCCGTATGGACTCTAAATAATCATCAATGCTTAACTGCTCATACGGCAAAGAGAATACATCTTCATAGTTTGATAAAGAATATGGCATATAGATATCCTCCGATTGAATTTTAGGTATGCAGTTCCTTGGTGGCGAGGTAATTTTCATATGCCGCATGTTTATCTTCCGCGCCCTGCGCGTGAACAATGGCGGTATACGCTTGCCGAATTACTACCTTGGATTTTTTACCTTCCAATTCGCAGAGAATAAATTTATATGCTTCCTTTTCATCGCTTGTGATGGTGCTCGTGTCCAGCATGTTTAAAAATTCCAACATACCGATAACTGCCATAAATGATATTTGAACTTTTTTGGGATTTGCGGGATTATTCCCGAAACGACGCATCATTTCCATCATTACTAATCACTCCTTAACACGGGCGTAAACGCCCGAGCAAAACACAAACATGATGAATGATAAAGAATACAAAAATGTGTTTGTGTTTTTGTTTATATGGCCACCGTTGAGATGCTAATACTTATTACAAGGACTCCAAAATGCCCCATCGGACACTCGGACACTTTTCCTTGACGTCTGGCCTATGGAGTGATAGAATTTACACAATTAGAGTGTACTCCAAAGGCGTCACGCCTTGCCCCTCTGCATATCCCGCTAAGATATTGCAGGGGGTTTTTATTTTCCTTCCGCCGCGCTATCGCCCCCCAAAAGATAAATATACTCCTTACCGCAGCCGTTACACTGGCAAAGAACATGCGTACCGCTTGCGATTGTGCCCCGCATGATTAAAACACTGTCACATAATGGGCAGTCAATGAAGAGAAGGGATTTGCGCAAGGGTGGTTTCAATTTCTTTGTGGGGAATATTTCTTGGGGAAATGACATTCAGGCACCCCCGTTGGTAAAGCGGTCTTGGTCGAATTGCCAATTTTTATATTCATCACCGCATAACGGACCGCATGTAAGATGTTTTTGTTCACTGCCATGATGTATGCACGCCCTACATACAGGCGGGTAAAAATCTTTTCCATAATTTATTAAATCTGATTTTACGGCCACCTCCAACGCTTTCTCCCGGGCTCTCCAGTGGTCGCGGCTCTCAAATGCTGCTTTTATATTCAACGATAAATTTTCTATTGCGTCGTTTTTGGCAGCGGTTTCGACTTCCAGTAATTCAGCGGCGCGGGTGATGGTTGGTGCGCGGTCTATCATGTCCTCCACCCTATAACCACGCATTTCGTAATACGCAAGGCTTGTTTCGCGCATAACGTCTATTAATTTATCAGCGTCAATCAGTCGCATAATCCACCTCCGAAAGTAGTGTCATTTGTAGGTCTGCTAAACGGCTTCGTTTTGGTTTCTTTTTTTGGAGAGGCAAACCAGCTATCTCCTTAGTTTCGTTCGCACTCGCTGGGAATATCGCTCTGTAGAACTCATTTGGCGACATATTCTGCGCCCGCTTCAATCCCAGGCTTTCCGCGAAAGCGTGTAACTCTGGTAAGCTATCGGCAACCATATGGCCCGTGCGGTCTACGTAGACCATGGAAATTGCTGTATCAACGGTTCGCCCCATATTTTGGCAAGATTATTTTTGAGGAAAACCGGAACATTCTCGGCTTCACAGGCGGCTACAATGTCGGCTATCCATTCGCGCTTAGGAATGGTTTTGCCTTTGCGGTTGCCTGTTTCCGCGCCGATAATTACCCAATTCCAAAACCTAAAAGCATTTCCATATTCAATTGGGGCAACAAGTGGCTCTAGTGACAAAAATACATTGCCGTTCACAGATGCGGAAATCACACTGTCGCTGTCTTGCCCTGTCCTAGTGCCCCCAAAGTAAAAATTATCATATAGTGGAAGTTTTCTCGCTTCATGAAGCGCATTGTATCTTGATGGATTCTTCGTCAAAAACAAATACCTATGCCAAGGCGCGGCTTCACAAGCCTTAAATACTTCTTGAATCCACTCGTCCGGCACCCATTCCCCAAACATATCCGCCATGCTCCCAACGAAGATTGTCTGCGGCTTTTTGATTTTGGCGGGTTCGTCAAGGCGGTAGCGGTGGAAGGTGGGGAGAAAGCCAAATGGATAAGATGCTTTCGCTATCTCTCTCTGTTTAGTCAGCCTGTAAAGCGGTTCTGTCAAATCGTGTCTGCCAAGGACTTTATGTGATACGCAGTCAATTCCCATGTCATCACAGACATCAGCGTTATATCCCTCGAAACGCCGCGCAATCCCCCGAGCATAGCAATACTCGCACCCATTCAAGCAACCAGATATTGGATTCCATGTTGCGTCCGCCCAATCAATATCTGTTTTATTCATCGTGGCACCTCCTAAACTGCGCAATCGCAAGGCATAAGGCTTATTTGTCCCGGCAGCACCTGCGCCCACCTATTTGATGGCTCATTCCGCTTGCGACCTGCTTTGTACTTCCGGTATGCCCGCGTGTATTCGATACTGTCCCCAAAGATGTTCATAGCGGCGATGTAAAGGTCTGGTTCGTGTTGCCGCAACATCTCAAGCTCCTGTTCGAATCTACTACCAAACGGACAAGCAGCGCATCCTGTACGCTCACAGCCGTAAACGCTGTACGCTCGGCTATGGGTTACTCCAAAGCATTCGTCATACGCCTGCTTGTCTTTATCTGAAAAGTAGAAGAGTGGAAAATGTTGCGCTCCGTACTTCCCTTCGTTAAAACAACTCTTATACGCCGTCCCGCGCGCCCCACCCTCAGCCTTTCTTATTCCCATGAGGGTCAAATCTGCATTTACTCTCTTTGCATATGCCTGCGCGGGTTTGATTTTTCCATAAGTACAACATTTACTGCTGATTTTGAATTGCGGCGGGTTTTCGTGTATAAACTCTTTTAAATAGGTGTTTTTACTTATATTGAATCTACTTTTTGCGCCCCACTCATTGCACCACCAACGTAACGCCGACTTGCACTTTGGGTATTTTTGCAAAAGAACCTCGAAGGAGTCCATTTCCCATTGAAAATTGTGTCGCTGTAGCCTCTCCATGTATTCGGCAACCTTTTTACTGAAAAATGGTTGCCCAAACTCTTTACATGCGGCAGGTATACTCTTTTTCGGGTCTGCCGTATCAATCTTGATGCTATACTTTTTTTCAAGCTCCTTGATGTGGTCTTTTGTTGCCCTCATTTCAAGCCCTGTGTTGTAAAATACATATTTAACTTTTTTTAGCTTGTCAATTTTGTAAACAAGGTCAAGCATAATATCGCTATCCCACCCGCCTGACACGGCGCAAATAATGTTATCGGGAAATATCATATGGCGGGTTGTTTTGCTAAACGCGCTCATAATCGTTTGTGTTGGAGAGGTAAACCAGCATTCCGGAGGGTGGAATATTGTTTCTATTGCATCGCCATAGCTTATACTCATTGGCCCTATCCCCCTATTTTTTTCAACTCCGGCAGATTTACCCTTACCAACGCTTCTGCAAAAGGCGGCGGCACGGCATTTCCGCATCGAGCAATTTGTGCAGCCTTAGTGATGGGTTTGCCGTCGGGTCCTGTTTCTATTGCATAATCCGGCGGGAAGCCCTGTGCGTTAAATAATTCACGCGGTGTGAGCATCCGCAGGCCGATATCGGCAATGGCGTATTGCTCTCCGTGGATAGTCACCAGCCCGAAGGTGTCCCTGCTAGTAGCGGTGTGTAGGGATTCCGTGACGGGTTGCCCATCTCCCTGGCCGTAATATTTAACCAAGAAAGCGCGAACCTCCCCAAAGTGGCCGGGGGTTGCCGTTATGGTGTTAAGCGGTTCTGTGTTCCCTTGGCACCCACGGGAATAACCATTTCGGAATATCGTTAAGTGCGAGGTTACGAGCGCGTTATGGTCAATGGCTGTTACTGTATTGAGGGGCTGCTGTAGTGTGTTGCCGCATCCTTGGTGGCCACCGCTGTAATACTTGGACATGAATGCCATTACCAGCCCGTAGCGGTTCGCTGCGTCTGCGGTAAGTAATGGATTGCCTGGGTTTTGCCCGCGTACTTCGCGGCCGGACTGCTCTCCGTGGTATTGGATGAGAGTGGGAGCAACAACTGCCCATTCCGGCCTGGCAAGTATGGTTTTAAGTGGCTTTGATGTGGAGTCTATGTCCTCACGAAACCCGGAATGGCACTGCATAACATAAGGCGTCACAACTCCATACCCATTCACCGATGTAATCGTGCCCAGCGGCTCACCGCTTCGTTTAGGGGCATTGTCGAACTTGAAATCTACAATAAACGGCTCCGGGTTCTCGAATACAAACTTCTGCAAGCCACGCGCAATGCGACGCAGGGTAGTATCAGCCAGGGGCCGTATGGCACGAAGTCCGTATTTTTTCCATATCTCTTCCGACGTATCGAAAATCGAAGGGCAGGGCAACGTCCAATCGATTATCTCGGCGGCGGTTCGCCACGGCCTCAGCTTTCCTGTTTTAACAGCTTCGCTTTTCGGGTCGCCGTGAGTCGGCTTAGGCCAGCGTATGGGCTGCCCATCACACCGGGCGATGAGAAAGAACCGCTTGCGGATGGTGGGTGCGCCGTAATCACAGGCTTTTAATTCACGGAAATCTACCGCATAGCCGTGATGCCGCAGGGCATTTATAAAACTGTTAAACGTGCGCCCCGCTTCGCGCTTGTTTGGCTTGCCGTCCACCACCGGCCCCCATGTTTTGAACTCTTCTACGTTTTCAAGGATAATCACTCGCGGCCTAACGGTTGCCGCCCACCGCACGGCTACCCATGCAAGCCCACGAATTTCTCTGTTGACAGGCTTGCCGCCCTTGGCTTTAGAGAAGTGTTTGCAATCCGGCGAGAACCAAGCCAACCCCACGCGCCTCCCCCGTGTGACCTTGCGCGGGTCAACATCCCAAACGCTTTCACAAAAATGTTGAGTATGCGGATGATTAACCTTGTGCATGGCTATGGCGTCGGGGTCATGGTTAATGGCAATATCCACCGGGCGGCCCGTTGCCAACTCAATGCCGGTGCTTGCACCGCCGCCGCCGGCGAAATTGTCAACTATCAGTTCATCAAGTAAAGTCATTTGCACAGGCATTGCTTTCCTCCTTTTTCCGGACCTGCAATCACATTTTCTGGAGCTTTGCATATGATAAAGTGTACGAGCATAGGATAAATTGAAAAATCAGAGGTATAAGAAATTAAGTCCATTAGTGGGCCAAACCATAAACGACCGTCTTGAGAATTTTTTGAGGCGGTTTTTTTAAATGCGTATTGCTTATGACGGTGGGGGAAGACGCGGATTATGCCGTTCATTACTGCACCCAAATCCATGCAGGCAAAAGCGATAATGCACTGTCGAACTTGCTCCGAAATTCGTAGTTGTATAAATCACCTTGCAGTTGTTCATACCTGTCCTCTATTGATTTTGCGATTGCCATTAATTCTTCGCGGTCTTCCTTTAAAACATCAAATGCAGATTTCAAGCAGTCGAAAGAGTGCCGAATATCCAAAAATGCCCAAAATATACCCATGCATTGCCCAGCTGCAGCAAGCAGTTCATTTTTTGTCAGACGAGAAAGACGCTTTCCCGCTTCCTTTTCAGCAAATGCAGGCTCCAATTCAACAAGGCTGTAATAATCCTCTTGGAAAGTATCAAAACCTACCATCTCATAACTTTTTCCGAGGACACCGACAAGAAAATCGTCAAAATATTCTGTGATATGCGTGTCGCAAAGTGCGTCATGCAAACTTTCACATTTCGCTTCAAGGTCTGAGAAGCTGAACCTAAACTCATGCAAATCGTCCGTGTCGCCATCAAGCGCGCTTGCAAGCTCTTCATTCTCGTCACCTTCGATTAACCAGTACATATCGCTACATTTCCCTTGAATTTCGTATAACTCATCACAAATATGCTCTCGTTGAACTAAGGCAAGTGCGGCGCGTTTGTACCGTAAACCTTTAGCATTTTCCGTTGGACTCAGTTTTCTTGTATACATGCGCTACCCTCCATTTTTGTTTATATTGTCCCTTGCTCGTTTTTCTTGTGCCCGCTGCAACAGGGGTCTAAGATTGGCTTATACATCATCCACCCCCAGCCGCTTATAGGCCCCCGGGAAAGCCTTTTCATATTCCGGGTCGATATCGTGCGGGTACATGTCATAGCGCGTACTGCGCGTGAATATGGACTTGAAGTGGGTATGATGTACGATATCCACTATCGGTGATGTGGTAACAGCGGAACCATCCGGGAAACGACCTGCTTGGTCGTCGTAGATATTCCCTTGTAAAACCTTCCGGCGCAGTTCCGGCGCGGTGAAATTATCGCCCGACAGGGCTATGCTCCAGTTTTTCATTTTGGCTATGTTCATGTCACATCCCCAGCCTTTCGTCGTGCCCGCTGCACCCTTTGTGCGGCTCTGGCCTTACGTGCCATGTGCCGCTCCAGTAGCTCGTCACAGGTAAAACGCACTCTTCCCGCGCCCACCTGCACCAATGCTTTTGCTTGCGCTATTGTTTCGCGGCAAAGTATCCGTCCTTCAAAGTCCATCAGCATTTAACGCTCCTCCTTTCTGCCAAGCGATTCCATCTGTCAGCATCCTCCCGCTCTTTCAAGAACTCCTCCACGGTCGCGCCTTTTAGCCGGGCATTAAGGCTTTGCGTAAACATCAGGGAGCCTGCCATGGGCGAACGGTCGTAATCGGATAAAATCAGTTTCCGCGCCGTGTCGCGGGGAATTTTACGAAACGCGCCTATTATTGGCTTGTATTGCACGGTTTTTGGTTTTGGCCTCATGGTGCATCATCCTCCCGCTGACGTCTGCTAAACGGTTATTCATCTATTCTTAAACTGACCCGTCTATTATTACGAAGGTTGGCATTTCCGGTTACTTTTGCCCTCGACATAGGCAATACAGCTATATTTTTTTGGACGCGCTCCATATTGGCGATATCAATTTTATAGAGTGCAGCGCGTACCAGTTTCACATTTAATATGCGGCGGCGGCCACTTTGTCGAAATGGTATTTCACCATTTTCGATATGGCTGTCTATCACTTTACGGGATATGCCCAAGATTTTTACAGCGTCGTCAATGCTGACCCATTCAGTGGTATGTTTTTCCATGGCGTTCTCCTTAGATTGTTGTTTTTGTCGTATGTTGCCCGCTCTCATCTTCGTATGGTAATATTCAGTCGCCCTTCTGGGCTGTGAAAGGAGCGCGATAACTTTGAAAGTGCTTTTTTATTGCCCTGTCCTAATTAAAGCTGATGCGTGGGGTGAAACATAAAGCGGAACCCTTAACTGCTAAAGTGACGCGCCTTGTCAAGAAGCGAGTTGTGACGAACTTTCGTGCAACGGAGTGATTTCACTGCAATAAGGTTTAGGAATACAAATTGGGGTAAAGACAACCAGCGCGTCACCGTTGGTTGTTTTTGTTTCTGCAAGGCGCATCACTTTAGCGGTTAAGGGTAAATATTTATGACGCTTCGCCTTGGCGGGTCTGTTGAGGTTTTAGTAATAAATCATCTACAGAGACACCAAGGGCACTTGCGATAAAAGCAAGAGTATTTATTTGTACGGACTTTTTTCCTGTTTCTACATAATGAATGGCGACACTTGATACACCCGCCTCTTTTCCAAGTTCCGCTTGAGAAATGCCAGTATCTTCCCTAAGCTGTTTTATTTTCGCGCCGTTAATCATCTGTTTGCCTCCTTTTTATTAACCCGGTTATTGACGCCCCCACCCGTGCAGGGTAAAATCATGTTGTCGAAGCATGTTAGACCTGCACAGGAAGGGAGGCGTTTTTTGGTGCATGGGTTTAACTTGGTTATATAATAATAGAGATATCTCTAATTTGTCAATATTAAATATGAGAATTCTCTAAATATTTTTGGAGGTGATTATCTCTTGGTCGAAAGAATTTTTATGCTTATGGAAGAAAGGGGAATATCTGCGGCGCAATTAACAAAAGAAGTGTCATTGACAAATGGCGTTGTAACACAATGGAAGCAAGGCAAACAAAAGCCTAGTACAGACGCAGTAATAAAAATTGCTGACTACTTCGGCGTAACGACGGATTACCTATTGAAAGGAATGGAGGCGCAAGTGTGGCATGTAAAAAAAGAAAAGGAGAGTTGCGCTATGGACAAAACATCTTATTTTTGCAAAATAAAAATATCTGAAAGACTAAAGGCATTGAGGAAGGAACTCGGGCTAACGATTGATAAGCTAAACGGAGAAATTGAGTTGGTATATCCTGATGTTCGATATTTTTCGAAAATGGAGAGAGAGGAATTTTGGGAGGAATGTAATCTTACCGAAGTGGGAGGCAATATATGTAAGCTCGCATTGATAAATTTTTTTGGATATCCAGATTTATTCATTGAACCTTATAATGTCCCCGAAAAAAAACTTGAAGAAGTATTGCCAACGGATATATCTCTAAGAATAAAAATCAAAATGAATGAAAAGGGATATACACCTAAAAATGTAGCTGATAATTTAAGTGTTGACGAAATTAGCGTTATTAGTTGGTCTACTGGTGAACGTATGCCCAATCAACGTTGTCTGCAATTACTTAATGGTGTATTGGAGCTAGGGGATGATATGATGCGAAAATACGAAACAACAGCTAAATCCAAGAAGGACAATGCCGTCAACGAATAGCATCATTTGCTCGCAAGTACAACCTCCCCAACACCACCCTTTACGAAGTAGCCGCCGAATTCTGGACTAACCCGCCACGAAAGCCCGTTTTCCCATCTTCCAAGCGTAAGCCAAAGGGTGAGATAATCCATGTTGATTTTTCCCCTGAACATAACCCCGATAAGGACACGTAAGAAAAAGCCCGCTTCCTTTAGCGGGTTTGGAATGTTAGAGTATGTACATAGCCCACGGGGGCAATAAGCGCGTTTCTTTTCATGTGGAACGGCGTATACTATAGAAAAATCGGAATGGTTTTAACGAGTCACTACTGAATAAGGTGGGGAATTTAACTTGCAGAATAAGAGATTTACATGGGATGAAAATAAACATAGAGGCAATAGGCGCAAGCACGGCGTATCATTTGAAGAAGCCGCTACAGTTTTTGACGATGCCAACGCCCTGTACGAATCTGACCCTGACCATTCAGATTATGAAGATAGATTTATAATATTAGGGTACAGCGAACACGAACGACTACTCCTTGTCTGTCATTGCTACAGGGAAAACGATTCAATTATAAGGATAATTTCAGCAAGAAAAGCAACACGCGAAGAGCATCAAAAATATGGAGGTGTATCATGAGAGACAATTACGAATTTTCAAATGCACGAAAAAATCCTTTTGCCGGAACGTTTAAAGGTGAATATACAGTCATTATTGAACGCAACGAGCATAAAGAAGTTGTAAAACTCGACTACAATAAAACACCACCTGCTCGGGAGATTTTGGAAGTTATTCCCAATTCACATGAAGTAATTGCGCCACTTAAAAAAGTTTCCAATATTTAGAATTTGAGACGAAAAGGGGCAATTATGGCATCAATAAAAAAGCGTGGTGATAACACATACCAAATAACTGTATCTAATGGCTACGACCGCAACGGCAAGAAGCTGTCAGAGTTCAAGACTGTCACGCTTGACCCCGACATGACCGCGAAGCAACAGGAAAAAGAAATAGCCCGGATTGCCGCTAAATTTGAGGACGATGTAAAAAGTGGCCGACACCTAGACCAGACAATAACTTTCGAAGGATTTGTTATGCGCTGGCTTATTGACCATGGGGAAACGCAGCTTAGAATAAAAACTCTATCCAGCTATCGGTCGGAATTGGAGTCTAAAATACTTCCCGCCATTGGGCATATAAAGATGTCTAAACTCCAACCCTTACATTTGATAAAGTTCTATGAAAAGTTAAAAGAAGATGGTGTCCGACTGGATGGGAGGCCCGGAAGCTATTCGACCCGCACAATAAAATATTGCCATCAGATTATTTCAAGCGTCTTGCAGTCAGCCGTACATTGGCAGGTGTTATCTGATAATGTGGCTAAGCGAGTGAAGCCTCCCAAGGGGGCGGCCACAGAAAAGAAAAATAATTATTTTGACGAAAAGCAGGCTATAACGTTTCTTAGGTATGTAGAAAATGCACCGTTAAAATATCGCGTACTTATGCACATAGCCATATATGGCGGTTTGAGGCTTGAAGAAACATTGCCGTTGATGTGGCAAGATATAGATTTTGTGAACCGCACTATAAACATTAATAAGGTGCTGGTTTATGTAAATAGAAAGCAACATATTGAGGACGATGCTAAAAATATCAGCTCGACACGGCGCATAACTATTCCGCGACATGTAATTGAGCTACTAAGAGAACAACGGGCGCAAGTTGATGACGAGAGGGTATTTGACATGCACTATTCAACTCCCGGCCACTGGCTACGTAAAACTATTGACCGCTATAACGCCACACACGAAGAGAAGTTGCCACGGATATCATTTCACGGTTTACGCCATACAAACGCAACACTGCTAATATCGGAGGGGCTTGATATTCGTACCGTATCCGGTCGCCTCGGGCACAGAGATGCATCAACCACTCTAAATATTTACAGCCATTACATCAAAAGCCGGGATGAAGCTGCATCTGATGCGCTTGAAGGATTGTTGAACCATAAAACCGAAAATCTGCCTACTATTTGCCTACTGCCTACTGTTAAAACAAGAAAAAAGAGAACAAAATAG